GCAAGAGGCTTAATGTATATGCGGCGATGGACGTAGCATGGACAGACTCCTCTGAGTCAGGAGGGAAGAGAGCTGACTATACAGCTATAGCTGTTATAGGTGTTGATGAAGACGGTTACTACTATGTACTTGATCTTGACAGATTTAAGACAAGCAGCTTTGTAGTGTACTTCGATTCTATATCAGCTCTTGCAAACAAGTGGCACTTTAGAAAGATTAAGATAGAGACTAACGCAGGTGGTAAGCTTGTAGCTAATGAGATAGAGCGTATGTCCAGAGAAGCTGGAGGTATACTGTCTGTTATCCACAAGTCTAACACAGGTGTTGGTGCTAAGTCAAAGGCATTGCGGCAGTACGCAGTAGTTAATCCCAAGTACGAACTGAAGTCAATCTTCCATAGAAGAGATGGTCTGACTTCTATCCTTGAGGAAGAACTTATACTCGAACGCCCACCTCATGACGACTTAGCAGATGCTCTGGCTATGGCTCTTGAAGATGCTAAGCCCCCAATGAAACAAAGACAGTTCTTAGATACAGAACATAAAGTAATCACAGACGCTAGATTTGGCGGGAGATGCAGATAATCATGGCAACAACTGGAGCTAACACAGCTGATCTAAGGAACGCTCTGTCATCAGACGGTAACTTAGCAGGTAATATATTTAACTTGTGGACGCAATGGAAGAGTTCCAAGTTCATAGCTGAGTCTCGTTGGACGGAGGTTAAGAACTATGTCTTTGCTACATCGACTAAAGACACAACTAATCAAAAGTTGCCGTGGTCTAATACCACGCATCGTCCTAAGCTTTATAATATTTATAGTAATCTTCTGGTTAATACTGACTTTTCTTTGTTCCCGCATCGCGATTGGCTTGAGTTCTATGGCTATGATGATGAGTCGAGCACTAAGCAAAAGAAGGAATCGGCATTAGCTTATCTGAACACTAAGCATAACTTGTCAGGTTTCAGAAGTGTTATTAGAGATCTCATTAACGATTGGATCTTATACGGGAATGCCTTCGCAGGGATAGAGTACGTCACAGAGTACTCCACGAACCCTCTGACAGGTGATAAAGTCCCAGCGTACATAGGCCCACGTCCTTACAGAATCTCTCCATACGACATTGTGATGAACGCTAAGGCATCTTCATTCGAGGAGTCTCCTAAGATTGTACGTAGTCGTACAACTATAGGGGAACTTAAGATAGCGATGGAAGAAAATCCTTCTCTGGGCTACGATCCTAGAGTTCTTAAGATGATGGAAGAAGATCGTCTAGGTATGGAGACTGGAGAGACTGATCAAGAGAAGAACGCTTCGTTTGTTCCAGATGGTTTCGGAGACTCAAGCGACTACTACAGATCAGGACACACTAAGTTGTATGAGTTCTATGGAGATATATATGATCCGCAGACTAAACAACTATTAAAGAATTATGTAATCACAGTTGCAGATGGTGTTCACGTACTACGTAAGCAACCTCTGAATACTTTTACAGGTCGTCCTAACATCTACCAAGCTGTATGGAAACAACGCCCTGACAATCTGTGGGGTTATGGCCCACTAGATAACCTAGTAGGTTTACAATATCGTATTAACCATCTAGAGAATGCTAAAGCTGATGCTTTAGACAACATGCTAGACCCAGATATTGTTATATATGGCGACGTAGAGATACAGAAACAAGGTGCAGCCACTCATTACTACGTAACTGAGAACGGCAATGTGCAGTACTTAGCCCCTGAAACTACGATACTTAATGCAGACTTCCAGATTAGAGAGCTTGAAGAAGCTATGGAAGTCTACGCTAATGCCCCTAGAGAAGCATTAGGTATCAGAAGCCCCGGTGAGAAGACAGCGTTTGAAGTTAACACACTAACTAACGCAGCTAACAGAGGCTTTGAGTATCAGACTACAATCTTCTCCAAGTTCTTAGAAGATATTGTTAATGGAGAACTTGAATCAGCTGTAGAAAACCTTCACACATCAGATATCATTTCTGTTATTGATGATGACTTTGGTGTTGAAGAGTTTGTTAGGATAACTAGAGAAGACTTAGTGTCTAACGGTAAGGTTATTCCAGTAGGTGCAAGGGAGTACGCAAGAAAACAAAGGGTTACACAACAGCTGGCAACGTTCTATCAGACAGGTATGGCAGATCCAGAGGTAGCGCAACACTTCCCAGCCACTAAATTGGCTAAACTTTGGGCAGAGCTTCTAGACTTCGAGGATTTATTCCAAGAGTATGGGCGTATACCAGAGAGATTGGAAGCGGCAAGCCGTGAGTCTGTAGCGCAGAACTCCCTAGCTGAAAGACAGATGATAGACCCTACAGGATTATCCGAAGATGACGAAATCTAATAGAAATTTGAGGTTAAGTGATTCCTTAACTAGAGGATTAACACCTCATGAACGTAGCAGAGTAGAGGAAAGCTTCAAAGCTGCACCTACTTTACTACGTGCAGTTGCCGACAGGCTAGAAAAAATGCTGGACACAAAGCTTAAAGAAGCTGAGAGCCCTGCATCATATTTAAACTTCAACTGGAGCGAGTACCAAGCAGACAATCGTGGCTACCGCAGAGCAATCCGTGATGTTTTAAATCTTTTTATGGAATATAAATAGGAATCACAATGACCAACACATTTAACTCTGACCAAGAGAACTTAGGAACAACCGCTCAGACAACTGAACAACAAGCAGACCGTGCGACATTGGCAGAATCTGATTTGGGAAGTAAACTTCAACAGCAGATGGAAGTAATGCAAAAGCGTATTGGTGATAAGGATACTCATATCTCTACGATTGAGTCCGAGAACCAAACTCTCCGAGAAAAGTTAGCCGCTATCGACGAGAAGCTTAGCAAAATGTCTACAGTTGAAGAGGCGCTTGAACGAATTAAGGACAGCAATAAAAGTAATCAAGATACAGCCCTTGATGAAGATACTCTAAAGAGCGTAATGAGGGGTGTACTCCCCGGAGTGATGGCAGAGCAGACAGCTGCACAAAAAGCAGAGTCAAACTTCAAAGAAGTCTCAGCCCAACTCACTAAACTGTACGGTAAAGATAAGGTTGACGAAACTGTTGCACGAATAGCTGAAGAGAATGGCATCACTTTTGATGACATGCTTGAGCTTGCACGTAAGTCTCCTAAAGTTGTATACCGTATGGCCGGAGTTAACCCTTCGCAACAAGCTGCCGCAGGTTTTACACCTACACACGGCACAAACACAGGCTATAATGACGTAAACGAAACTAGAGATGATAAGCTTGCCTACTATGCTAAGCTTCGTCGAGAAGATCCTAAGACTTATTTCAGTCCAGCGGTTCAGAAGAAGTTTCGTGAAGTTTGTTTATCCAAATAAAAGGAAATTTTAAATGAGTATTGATAGTTCATGGGGTTCTTCCCACTTACAGCGAAGTGAAATCTTCCGTAATATGTTTAAAGATCTACAGCTTGAGCCAACTATGGCGCAGCAGTGGGTAAACTTTATCGGTGATATTCCAGCTGACAGCATGCGTACTGAATTGCTTATCAACTCTATTGGTGAGTTAGAAGTTGATAACTGGTTTGAGCATAAGTCTCTTCCAGAGCGTCGTATGGATACAGGTCAGTTCAAGTTCAAGATCGACGAGTTCAAAGGTTTGAAAGTCGCGTTCTCTGATCACTTCTTCGAAACATCTTTCCAAGCTAACCAAGTTCTAGCAGCTACCCCTGCTAAGATGAAGCGTGCTATGGATGTGTACATGGAGACTAAGATCTTAGAATTAGCTAATGATCAGACTCTTGACAGTGCAAATGAAATTAACGGTTACAAGCACCGTATCATCGGTGGCGGTGACGGCACTTCAGCTCCACAGGATTCTTTAACTCTTCAAGACTTCTCATACGCCAAGACTTCACTGCGTAAAGCAGCTGCGCCTATGACTAACTTGATTGCTATTGTTGATCCTTTGACAGAGCACAACTTGAACGTTAAATCTAACATCGTTGACATCTCTAACAACCCCCGTTGGGAAGGTCTTGTTGAGACTGGCATGATGGATGGAACTGGTTTACGTTTCTCTCGTAACATCTACGGTTTCGATGTGTATGTATCAGATTTCTTAGCTGATATCGACGCTGACGAAGCTACTCTTACCGACTATAAAGGTACTGCTCCAACTGCTGCTGATATTACTGGCTTCAAGTCTAATATCTTCATGTCATTTGGTGGTGATGCAAGTCCTTTCATCGGTGCAATGGGTCGTGCTCCTCGCTTCACTAGCTGGAGAGATGAAGATGTTGAGACTGAGTATCATCAGTTAACACAATCTTTTGGTTTAGCTTTATACCGTCCAGAAAATCTGGTAACTGTATTAACTAGCCCAACAGCTATCGCGTAATAGGAGATAAATAATGGCTCGCGCAAACACTTGGTTAAATGAGGACGGTTTGAAAGTACCTTTCGGTACTTCAGATGGTGTTCAAAGCAACGCTGGTTCGGTTCATACCTTAGGGACTTTGAAAGAACTGCGTATTGATGTAGACTACTCTAACCTTCCTGCCACTGGTGCAGCGGTTCAGGGTGATAACGCTGCTATCCCTTCGGGTGCGGCTATCATCTCATCTGTTTACACTCCAGAAGTAACTTTCTCTCATGCAGTTGAGATTGGTACAATGGGTGCAGACGGTGTAGTTGAAGATAAAGACGGTCTACATACTACTAGCACTCTGGCTACAGGCACAGTTAACACTGGCGCTGGTGCTCAGATCGGTGCCGTAACTACAGAAGATTTATATATCACTGTAGAAGCTACCATCACTACTCCTACCGCTGGTAAGGGTACGCTGGTTGTAACTTACTCTATCTAATATTGTTTAGATATAGTTAAACAAGAAGGGGGTTGGGAGATTTCCCTTCCCCCTTTTTTATTATCTAATATTTCAAGAGGTCGTAATGACAGAACATAGAGTATTACCCGATTCACAGCTGCATGAACCTAAGGGAATTGTTTCAGCTACATCAGGTATGGTGTACGTAGCTGATGGTTCTAACTCAGGTGTATGGACAGCCATGACAGGCGCTAATGTCCCCGGCACCGTAACTCAAGGTTGGTGGGACTACGAAGATACGGCCACTACAGGATCACCTATTGCCCTCACAGTAGCAGGTACACAGTACCAATTAACCAACGATGGGTTAGGTACGAACACAACAGACTCCTTTGCTTTAGCAGGTGTCGGTGATATATGGGACACAACAACTGATCAGTTCTTGTTTAATGCTGGCGGAATTATCGAAGTAGGTGACACAATAGATATCAGAGCTGATATAGCTGTTACAACAACTACAGCTAACACAGGCATTGATATAAATCT